GGAATGGCTGAGAAACTTCGCATCCTCCGGCGGAAAAGCTCGCGCAATGAAACTGTCACCAGCAAAACGCGCCAGGATCGCTAAGAAAGCCGCCAAGGCTCGCTGGAATCGCGAGCGGGAGCGGCGGTCAGCACCAGCACCAGAGCCGGAGATGGCGTGACGTCTATTTCACGGCTTTAGCGTTTCCAGAAATCGAAATTCCATCTTTACAACTCGCTCGAGCTCACTGGTGTCGCTGCCGAATGGCGCCGCGGCCAGCGCATCGATGGAATCGAGTGTTGATCGACAGGCTTCCTCAATGTGCACGATACGCTCTGCAAGCCGCTTGCGATCGATCTTCCAGCTTCCGTGCTTCATCTTCTCGCCTGTCAGACGTTCGTAAAACAGTTCAACACGCGCGTTGTCCATGTGGTACCTCCGCGACCGAAAATAGGGGATACCGAGGTAGCGGGCGAGTCGTTTTAACGAACCGGCGAGGCTCCTACGGGCTCCGATTCCGGCGATTGAACTCGAAAACCGCCTTTTCGGTCTGTTTTCGCAGTTCCGCCTTGCTTGGCCGGCGAACGGGCTTCCCATCGAGATCGCTCATCGCCTGGGTGCGAAACCGGCCCAGCTTCGCCAGGCGTCGAGCTTCTATATTGATGCCTTCGCGCTTCAGCCACCGGTGGATGACCTGACGCGATGCATCGCAGATCAATTCAGCCTCCCGAACCGACACCAGATCCCCGCGCTTGAACAGCGCCACGATGTACGATCGGAGAGGATGACGACGCGCTGGCATGGGTGACACAAGGTGTAACCGTTCATATTCGCGCATCAACGTACCGAGCCACGAGGCATCCGTCTCGGCATCACCGGCCGCATCAACCAAATCAACAACATAGCAACGGTGCGTTGTGATCTCGGCATCACCGGGGGCATCGTCTCGCGCGTTGGCCCCGCGTGTGCGCGTTTCCTTCCGCAGCGAGTACTACGAGCGAGGACCATGAGCGAAGGCAAGGCCGAGCGATATGCCATCCGAACAACAGATCGCCGTGACAGTCTCCAAACCAGCCGCAAGCCTGCCTGCAAAGCTCAAATCCGATAACAAACGGACCGAAATCGAGCGGATCACACCCAAGGTCCGCACCGCAATCGAGGCCATGGTCTGGCAGGCGCTCCCGCGATCAGCAGCAGCAGAAGCCGCTGGTATCAGCGAGCATGGCCTCTACAAGGCGCTCCGCAAGGCTCCCGTTCGAGCGTTCTATCTCGCAGAGCTTGACGTGTTGAGAACCAGCGAACGAGCGCGGAATATTCACACGCTGGCTGAGGTGCGCGACCAAACGTCGAACCAGATGGCACGAGTCCAGGCTGTGAAGGCGCTCGAACAGATCAGCGACGATAGCGCAGCAGGATCAACAGCATCGCAAGTGCCTGGCGTGGTGGTTCAGATCATCAACACCACGCCTGCAGCAGCGCCAGTCATACAGCATGACGGACATTCAGGCTCCAAGCCATTGATAACACTCGATGGTGTTCGCCATGACGGACAGTGAACACATCTCGACCGGGCACCCTCTCGCTCATTGGGGGACCCGCTCGAAGGGCCGGGTGGGGGAAAAATTGGCGTGCGCTGAGGGCGCTGGTCAACGCCACACACAACTTCTCCCGAAATCACGGGAGATGTGGATCATCAGCCCGAATGCCGACCCGCTGAAGGTTTGGCGGGTTTTCGGAGCGTCGCGTGATGCTGCTGTTTACCGATGGCATCTGGAAATCGCACGAGGCCTGCCTCGACCGCCGTATCGGATTGTTGTTCGCCGAAAAATTTCGGCCGCAGATATTCTTGGAGGCTGAACGATGACGATGATCACGGTCTTCGAGCCGATCCCCGAGATGTCGAGGCACTGGGTGTCATGAGCGAGAACGTGGTCAGCCTGAAAGGCAACCAAGTCCTCGCGCCATTCGAGGTGAACGAGGCGGCGGTCAAGGCGGCGGAACAGCTTCTGGAAAAAACGCTCGCTGGCGAGGTTCAGGGGCTGGTGCTCGTCATGGCGCACGCTGATGGCACGTTCACCTACACCGATGTCGGGCCAACCACATTTGGTCTGGTCGGAAAAGTCACGCAGGTCCTGCATTATCTTGCGCAGGACGCAAGCAATCGCGGGGTCTGATGCCCGCGTTTTCCTTCCCGGCAGGAACCCAGATCGCGGCCTTCGTGACGTCGAGCAACGACTTCGACGTTATCGAGGGCCCGCTGGGTTCCGGGAAGACAGTAGCGCTGTGTGCGCGGATCATGCGGCACGCGCAGGAACAGCAGAAATCGCCGATCGATGGCCTGCGAAAAACCCGGTGGGCGGTGGTTCGCAACAGCTATCCGGACCTCAAGCGCACGACGATCCGCACCTGGCTGGATTGTTTTCCCGAAAATCTCCACGGCCGGTTCAACTGGGGGCAGGCGCTGGTGCACAAGATCGCCTTCGGCGATGTGAGGTGCGAGGTCGACTTCCTCGCGCTCGACCGGGATGAGGATGTGGCCCGCCTGCGCTCGGCCGAATACACCGGAGTGGCGTTCAACGAGTTGCAATATCAGGCGAAGGTGCTTGTCGACGAGGCGACGTCACGCCTGCGCTATCCGAAGCAAGCCGATGGCGGCCCGACATGGCGCGGCGTGATCGCGGACATGAACGCGCCGGAAGAAGATCACTGGATGGCGAAGATGACCGGCCGCGTCGATCCGCCTGCCGGTCTGACCGCCGAGGAAATGGTCGAGTATCAGTGGCCGGAAGGGTGGGGCTATTACCTGCAACCGCCGGCGCTGGTCGAGCAGATGAGCGAGGACGGCCGCCGTGTGATAGGCTATCGCGTCAATCCGCAGGCTGACAACCTCTCGAACCTGCCGGCCGACTATTACCAGAAGCAGATCAAGGGCAAGACGAAGGACTGGATCGACTCGCGCCTGATGGTGCGCGTGGTGCTGGTGGTCGAGGGCTCGGCAGTGTGGCCGATGTTCCGGCGCGAGGTCCATGTCGCCAACGAGGTGTTGCGGCCCATTCAGGGCGCCGAGGTATTCGTCGGGCTCGACTTCGGCCGTTCACCGGCCGCGATATTCATGCAGCCGGTGAACAACCGCATCCTGATCCAGCACGAACTGATCGGCGCCAACGAGGGCGCGGTGACGTTTGCGCCGAAGGTCAAGCGGCTGCTGGCCGAGAAATACCCCGATTGCCCGGTTCGATTCTTCGGCGATCCAAAGGGCAAGGACAAAACCCAGACCAGCGACATTTCCGGCTTCGATGTGTTCCGCGGGCACGGCATGCCGGTGCAAGACCCGCCGGGGCTCGTGAACAATAACATTGAGGTGCGCGTCGACACCGTGGCTCACGCTCTGAACGAGATGTACGACGGCTTGCCGCGGGTTCGGATTTCGCCGATCTGCCGGACGCTCATCGTCGGCATGGCGGGTCGCTATTTCAACGAGAAGGACGACACCGGCGAGCTCAAGCCCTGCAAGAATAAATACAGCCACGTTTCCGACGCCACCCAGTACGTAATGATCGGCATGGGCGAGGGCAGGCGGATGGTCAACAAGTCACCTCTCGGCGACGCGCGGCCGATGAATGTTCGCGGTGCGCGCCGATCGATGCGCAGGGTCCACGGCTGATGGGCGATGCAGTCGAGCTGAGAGCGGTTGAGCCGGAGAGGTGGACGATCATCTTCCACCGCAAGGCTCGGAACTGGTTTTTCTCTGCCATCGCGATGGGGGAATTCAAGCACGTCAGCGCCTTCGCGTGGGTGCAGCCCATCAAGGTCTGGGTGCTGTACGACGTCGCTTTCCGCCGCACGTCAATCACGCTGCTGCCGGACACCGCGCAATCTCGCGCCACGCTCGCTGCCGAGATCACCGGAAACTGCATCATCACCATGGATGTTCGCCGAGATGCGATGCCGATCGGTCGTATCGGATTCTTTTGCACCAGCGCGATCAAGCACCTGATCGGCCTGAGAGGGGGTGCGTTGCGGCCCGACGCCCTGTTCCGCCTATGTGTCCGTGAAGGCGGAGAAGTTAGCGACGATGGAAAAGGCGCCAGCACCACAGCCGGACCCGATCCTGCAGCAGCAACAGCAGGCGGCCGCGGCTGACCAGATCAAGTCCCTGCAGAACCAGGCCAACCTGGATACCACCGCCCTGATGACGCGGTACGGAACGATGCAGGCGCTGGCGCACGTCGCGCCCCAAACCGGCTCGACGGGGACGGTCTGATGCAGGTCACAAATACCGATCCGAATCCGGACCACGAGCAACTGCAAAAGAATTCGCGCGAACGTCTCGCCGCCGCACGCCGATGGAAAGCCGAGCGAGAACTCGACTTCAAGGAGTGCTACTTTTTCGCGGCGCCAAGCCGCCAGCGCATCATCAACTCGAACTCGCAGCCGAACACCTCCCGATTTCGTGATGAAGCCGAGCTTCTGACCGACGAAGCGTTTCTGCTGTGCGCAGATTTCGTGACTGAAGTTGTGAACGGCTTCATGTCGCCGGACAAGCCTTGGTGCGAGCGCGGGCCCGGCATGGACCTACAGCGCGGCGTTTGGGACAAGATCAAGGAGGAAGTGCGCCTCAGCGATCAGGCAATTTTCAACGCCATGAAGGCGTCGAACCTCTATCCGGAGGTTGCGAAGTCGTTCTATCCGGACCTTGCCATCGGCACCGTCGCGATGTGGATCGATAGGCCGCATCCATCGATGCCGATCACCAATAGCGCGATCCCGCTGCGCGAACTTGAAATTAACATCGGACCATATGGCGACATCGATGATCGATTCGCCGTGCGTTACACCCGCAACTGCTACGTCGAGGAATTGGTCGGCGAAGAAATCTGGCGCAGCGTTCCGGCCGATCTGAAGAAAAAAATCGCGAACGAGCCATCCAAACACACGCAGGTGATCTGGGGCTATTGGCGCATCTGGGGCGACAAGAGCGATGAGGTTTGGCAACACGTCGTGCTGATTGGTCTGACCGAAGGCCGTCTCGTTCACAACGTGCAGATCAAGGGCGAAGGCTGCTGCCCGCTGTGGGTGGCGCGCTTCAACCCGCCGCCGGACAATCCATTCGGCAGTGGTCCGTTGTTTCAGGGGCTGCCGTCGCTTCGCCAGATCGATGAATACGAGGGCATGTTCACGGAGCACGCGGACATTTCGCTGCGTCCGCCGATCACCTATCCGAGCGACAGCTTCACGAACATTGAGCAGGGCCTTGAGCCCGGCATGGCGTATCCGATTCAGTCTGGCCAGGAGAACGCAGTGAAGGCGATCTATCAGCCGCCGCCGGCGAACACGGCCAACTATTCCTACGAAGCGAAGCTGAAGAAGCTCAAGAAGTTGTTCTATGTCGACATGCCCGAGCAGTCCGG